TTATTCGTCAACGTCTGTGTGGCCGTAAACGTCGCTACAGTATCCGTGATTGCCGGCAACGTCAGTGTGAACGCCGAAGCGGCTGAAGCAGGCGTCAAACTCACGCTTCCCGTGGCTGTCGAAGATGCGAGCGTTAAGACTCCCGTCGTCGTTCCCGCCACTCCAACAGTCAGCGTCGGCGAAGAGAACGTCAACCCCGTCGAAGTACTTGGCGCACCGCCAGTTCCGCCACCAAGAACAACTCCTCCAGAAGCCAGCAACGCCGACGAAGATTCCTGCGTGGTCGAATTGAAATAAGGAATCCCGCCGGAAGTTACCGTTCCCGAAACCGTAATCGGAAAAGCCGAACTCCCTCCGCCTCCGCCGGCTGCCCAGGTGCATACCGCCGGATTAGCGGCCGTGCAAGAAAGAAACGTATTGCTCCCCGACGGCTGAGCTACGGGAAGAGCAATCGTATAGGACGTGATCGCTCCGGTAGTCGGCTCGATCGTAAGCAAGCCGCTCGTCGCATTTCCAAGAACGATTGATCCCAACGTGCCCGAAGCACCAAGCGTCAGAGCACCCGCCGAAAGACTCGCGTTCGAATCCGTCGAAGGTGCCGTACCAGCTCCGCCGCCTACCACAATATTAGAGGCACCAAGCAATCCGGAACTGGAAAGAGCCGTCGCACTCGAACCGTAAAGAATCCCTCCTGATGTGAGCGACGTGGGATAGGCAATCGTTGAGAAAATCGGATTGGCTGCGCCTTGTCCGATCAACGGAAAGTTGGACCCACCCTGCGCGCTGGAAGTCGGAGCCCCGCCAGCTCCGCCACCGAACACTACACCGAACTGTGTCAAAGCCGCCGACGAAGATTCCTGCGTGGTCGAATTGAAATAAGGAATCCCGCCGGAATTGACGGTTCCGGAAACCGTCAAGGGGAACGCCGTCGAACCGCTTCCACTGCTCGCCACCGTGATTCCATTGGCAGCCGCGGTCAACGTCACGTTCGCTCCCGCCACCAGCGGAGCATCCCCAAAGTAGTTTGTGCCATCCGTGCGAACTTCAATCGGCATGTAGCGGATCAACGCAGGAGCCGTCGCACCGCCGTTAAAATTCAAACTATTCAAGGACACCGCCGCCAACGTCGATCCAATCGAAGCAATGCGCGTCACCCATTTCACGGAGGGAGGAGTTGCCGGCAAAGTCGCCGTGCAGGCGCTCGAACAATTCATCAAAACCAACTTATCTTTGTCGAGCAACGACAGCGTATAATTTGCCGTTTGTACGTTCACTCCACCGGGAGGCGTGGCAATCGGGATGTCGTGATAATTTCCCGTGCTCGAAGTCGCATCGCTATAGACGAATACCGCAGCTCCAGGAACCAACGACAGCGACGACGTGCCCTCCGGTTGAAAGGTCGAAGTTGTTGGCGAAACGGTCAGTATCGCCGTCGAGCTGGAAGCATTGCGGACGACAAGCGCGATGTTACTTCCTAGACAGGCCGTGCTTCCGGCCTGCGGAAGAGTTAAGGTCGCCGCCGAAGAAATATTGAACTCCACTTCGCCAAGCCGGTCCGTCGGGCAACTTAAGGTATAGTTGCCCGTTTGCTGATCAACGTTCACTCCCGAATAACTGTTCACCAACACATTCGAAGAGTTGAAAATCAAGAGCTGCGTCTGCGCCGGACTCGTCACGGTCGCCGCCACGGGCGACGTTCCGCCACCTGCGTACGTTGTCCAAACCGGAGCCGCGCTAATCGTTCCGTTTCCAGTTTGCGTCAATCCCGCCATTGTGGCCGATGTGCTGCCAGCCAACCGTGCGGCCGCTGGAGTCGCGTTTTCGTAAATAATGTCTCCCAACGTCGTCATGGGATTGCTGAAACCGCTTGGACACGTTTGGAAAGAAGGATCGGTTGTGGCAAAGCTAGCGGCTGCGGACATGAAGCACTGCCCGTTCGCCGACGGCGCCGAGAAAGCGAACGCGCTTGATCCTTCCGCCAGCGCGACGGTATGCGCCGCCGGACTTGCCGTTCCGCTCCCACCGTTGGCCGCAGGAACAATGGAAAAACTCGTTGTAGGTGCGCTTCCAGCGCCACCGCCAAGAACAAACTGCCCGGACCCAAGAGCCCCGCTTGATGCCCAAGCCGAACTCGAAGAAAAATACGGGATGCCCCCGCTTGTTCCCGCGACGGTCAGAGCCAACGTCCCGGAATTAGTGATCGGAGATCCCGTCACAGAAATCAGACCGCCAGTAAACGTCTGCGCTACGCTTGTTACCGTTCCGTCCGCACTTGAAGGATCATCCAATTGCCACTCTGTTCCGTCGTACGTCACCACATAGACCACGCCAGAAAGAATATCGCCCGACACCAGCGCATTCGTTCCAAACTTGGTGATATTTTTGACTCCCAATCCACTCACGTTCAGCGTCGAACCTCCCGTGTTTGCGTGAGTAGTCGTGAAACTTACCTGCGTGCCGGTAGTCAAAGCGGTCACGACCGGAGAAGGCGAGAGAACGTAGGCGTTCGCAGCTCCGCTATCAGTCGCAAACCAGAAAACGCTAGTATCTGAAGTCCCGATGTTTCGGAATCCGGGAGCCCCTGCCGTTGCGAATAGCGCATTCGTTACTGTCGTTGAGGCTGCTGTCGCACTTGGACAGACTCCAGCCCCACCCCCATACACCACGCCATTTGCCGTCAACGCTCCCGAAGAAGCCCACGCCGAACTACTTGTAAAACACGGGATGCCCCCGCTTGTTCCCGCGACGGTCAGGGAAAGCGTTCCACTGCTCGTAATCGGAGAACCTCCGACGCTGATCAATCCTCCGGTGAACGTCTGCGCCACGCTCGTCACTGTTCCGCTTCCACTTGGAGCCGCGCTGACCCAGGCCGAATAATTCGTACCATCGCTTTCAATCCATGCGCCTTGTCCCTGATTCAAAACTACCGTCGCGTTTCCGTTGATTGTCGAAGTCGTTGGCGTAATCGTTACCGCGCCAGATCCGCGCGCGAATACCTGGAAAATTGCCCCATTCCCAAATCCCGTCGTAGTAGTCTGAGGAAGCGTCACGGCAACGGCCGTCGCGCTCGTAAACACGGTCAATCTATTTTCATCCCCCGACGCAATCACGTACGTCGTTCCGCTCTGGAGATTCACGCCGCCGGCGATGAAGTCCGCTCCCGGAAACGTCATTACCGCTCCGGCTGTGCCGGTAGCGATGTCGGCCAACGAAGGCTGCGTCGAGGAAGGAACACCGCTCGTACTGATCGCATTGATCCACTGATGCGAGACAGCCGCGTACGATTCGATCCCTCCCAAGGTCGAAGAAGAAGGATTCGGTAGCTGACTGGCGGCTACAGTTCCGCTGATATTGGCAAACGAAGGCTGCGCGCAGCTCGCCGAGGCAATGGCTGTCGCCGGCGTGTTCACAAATTGATTGGCCGCGCACGCCGAAGAGGAAGCCAAACCGAAACTGACCGTGCTTCCATTCTGCCCGAACACCCATTTTTGGTTGAGACTGTCAAAACCCGCCACACCACTCGCTGTTGGTGTGGAACCCGAAGCAACCGGGAGTTTGAAACTCGTCGCCGCCCCAAAATCCCAAGTATTTCCGCTCGACGAGAATGTCCCGGAAGTCGAATTGGTGGATGGCGTCAACGCACTCCAAGCCGTCGCGCTCGTTGCGCTGGCCGTAAACGTGCAATCCGTTCGCGTGGCTCCGGAATTATCCACGCAACTGATGGTCATGTTCGTTCCAGGAATCAGATTAACAATCGGCCGCTGCGTTTGAGCCGTCGCATTGGAATCAATCGTTTGATAAAAAAGCGTGGGAGTCCCGCTGATTTGCGAGTAGCTATAGTCTCCAGATTGCGCCGCGACCGCTCCGGTCCTTCCGAATACCGACGTGACGGCCCCGCCTCCGGAAATCGAATTGTTCGATTGCGCCGTCACTCTTCCTTTTGCGTCAACGGTGATCGAACAGGAATGCGTGGAGTCCCCGCAAGACCCGGCCGTGACTCCGCTCGCCGCCAACGTCGCCGCATAACCGCTCGTCGTCACATCTCCTGTCAATGGGCCGAACTGTCCTGATCCAAGCGTCCCGGAAATTTGCGAGAACGAATAATCGTTTGTCGCCGCCACAACAGCGCCCGTCCGTCCAAACACCGACGTCACTGGAGGAGTAAAACAGCCGGTCGCATTTCCATTAGCCAAAATTCCGATTGCCGCTACTCCAGCTCCACAATTCGAAGGAGTAGCCGCCAAAGCGGTTGCCGTGGCCGCGTTACCGCTGGTATTCGCCGCATTGTTGGGAATGTCTCCCGAAAGCAAAGTCGGCAGCGAACCATGAGGCAACGTCCCGCTGACTCCCGTAGCCAGCGGGATCACCGGAATCATGGAAATCGTGAGGCTTCCAAAACTAGGCACCGCTGAACTGCCGGAGAAGTTTCCGAAAACCGTATTCCCGGAAACGCTCAACTGCGCAAAGGTGATATTCGGAGTGAACGACGGGCTCGAAACGGAAGTCGTGAACAGAGGAGAAAGATTCCCCGCACTTACATTCGTCACACTGCCGCTGCCCCCTCCGCCTCCTCCTCCGCGGCCCTGTTCGATCCACTTTCCATTGACCAAGGTAAGCGTGAGTGAAGGAGAAGAAGCGCAACTCCAGGAGGACACGACCTCAATATTGGCGTCCGCCACGATCTGCGTGAATGTATCGCTCGCTCCGCAAATCAGCCGCACCGTCTGTCCAGGAAAACCGCCGGTGAGATTCGTGATCGTCAAAAGAGAAGTGTTCGAAGTGAGCCAATTCGTATGCCCTACCACGGAAGGTGTCGTTGATCCGAGCTGAAGCGGAGCGGTTCCACCGAGCAACTGATCGAGTAGCGTCAAATCGAAATTGAGGCAGTATCCCCAATTGGTCGTGTTCCCGATGTTCGGGACTTGGAAACTGACGTTCCCCGACGTCGCACATGGTGGTCCCGCAATTTGTTGCGCGTGCGCCGCTCCGGAGAACAGACAGACCACAAAAATAAACGTCGCCCACCTTATAAATTTCATACGTCCCTCTAGTTACTAGGAAACAGTGTTACCGCCATTGCGCTGCTAGGACCGCCACCAGCCGTAGGAGAAACTTCGATTGTCGAATTTCCCGTGTCATAGATGTACACCGTGAACGTCACATTGGCGCCATTTGCATACGTCACCGGGGAGAAGCCGGCTCCCACGCAACTCGAACGATTGTTGCTGACATTCCATTCCGATCCGGCCCAGGTATTCGTCCCATCGCTCACGTAGCAGTCAATGTTGACTCCGCCGCTGTTATAGTAAAAAAAATCCAGATGCGCTCGAAAAGGCCCACCCGAAGCAGGCATCGTCTGAGGGAAACTGTCAATCGCCGTAAGCGTGTTCAAAGTCACGCTTACCGGACTGCTTAAAGGTTTGCGGGTGTACAGGGAAATCGAATTGCAGCTAACGGTTGTCGTGTTTCCGCTGCTATCCGCACAAAGGATTCCGGTTCCGCTGATCGTTCCAGCCTGCTGAATGATCCCGCTATTCCCTTGCGTTCCGGTCAAGACCGTACCGCTGCCAAGCTGTAGGGCTCCCGTGCGGATTTTGTTGACCGCATACGCGCTGGCCACAAACAACAGGACAAAACCGATCACTCCGGCGATTTTCTTTTTCATTTTTTCCCCGATCTACCTAGCAATCATCGCCGTATAAGGATGGAACACTCCGCTGCCGTCCACGATGAAAGCCTGAACGCTCGTCACGCTTGCTCCTGGGTCTATTGTATCCCCAGGCACACCCGCAGGCCATACAAACGTTCGGCCTCCTACGGCGTCCTGATGGATAATAAATTTCAGGATGCTTCCATTCACCACGTTTGCCACCGACGAGCTGATTACGTTTCCCGTCAAGGTGATCTCGAACGTCCTAGCCACGCTTTCGTCAAAATTCGGACTCGCGCTGAAAGGCACCTGATCAATCGCGGAATCCGCGCCGCCTAACGCCGCAACGAAATTCGCCAATAGCGCCGACAGGTTTCCATCATCGAGAACATTGATGTTGAGTGTCTGGCTGATGAACGTCGCAATCATCGCGGCAATCATGCTCGACTGCCGCCACACTTTATTTGCCTGTTGCGGAAGAGCAATGCCAACCTGAAAGCCATCGGTCTGATAGCCGGAACCCGCAAAATCCGCCTGGGAATCTACGTTCGCTCCTCCCGCCGTCGCTACGGGAAGATAATCTACGGTAGGCATGTGCTCTCCTCTAAACTACGATCTTCTCGACCCAGGCACCGACACCCCATCCTGAGATCTTCGAATTTTCTACTCCCCAACCGAAAATGGGCGTGCCCGGATACGGCAAGCTTGGTTCATAAAATCCCACGATCAACACTCCCGCCGGCACCAGCAAAAAATAGCCTTGCGTCAAAATCGCCAGAATCAGAATGTCCGTCGGAGGATTCAGGAACACCACCAGCATACTCATGTCCTGATTGTCCTGCACAAGAATCTGATAGCCTTGCGCGGAGAACACTGTATTCCAAATCGAGTAAATTCCAGGAATCGTCCCATCCCACGCATTCATGGCGATGAAAAGCTTGACGAGAATCCGGTACTCCGCATCGGGCAACTGAGATACGCCCATGATCTCCTGGTTAAGATCACGGCTCACACCGACCCAATCTCCGATCTTGTCGAGCTGATCCCCTACAGCCAAATCAACGTCGAAGAGGCTTGGCAATTTCTCCAGTTGATTTTGCAGATCCACCGATGGCTGACAGATAGCCGCTACAAACGCCATGAAATTCGGCCGCTGATTGTGCTCCGACGTAATGAGAGCTTGATAGATGCTGACCTGGATGCCCATTAAAGCACCGTCAGAACGACGTTTGCCGTCGCGCAGGAAGCCGCTTCGTTGAAAGGAATAGGAATATCCGCAGTGCCCACTGGCGCCGGTGCCGTGCCAATCGTGATCGCCGTGACCCGGTAGGTGAGTTGCAACGGGCTCCCATACAAACTCGCCGGACCAAAAATCCAGTTATAGAAAACTTCTTCCCCAATGGCCAATCCTTCGATGAACGCCACGATGGCTGCAATCAAGGCAGCTCCGGTGGTCGAGACGTAACCTTCGAGCGGTTGAATCGTCACGCTCACGTAGATTGGAACATCCACCAACTCGAAAAATTTGATCGTGATGGGAAGGCCAGCCGGATCTTCGACTGTTTCCGAAGTCGTACCGTACGTCCCCGTCCCAGGAGATTTGGTTTGCTCGATCACCTGAGCAATCTGCGTGACACTTCCTCCTTCTACGACTACCGCAATCGAATGCCCTTGAACTCCATTCGAATCCGGAGTGCCGGTGTTGTTTTCATAAATCGCGTAGCGGTCCACTCCCGAAACGTTGGCAACGGCCGCAAGAATTGCCTGCAAAGGCGTCAAGCTTGGCAGGGCCGTGCTTTGCGACTGTCTCCTGCGCAACGCTGCATCCGACTCCGGAGCAACTCCTACAATAGCCGGAGCCGGATTTGTCGCCGATTGCCAGCCCAAGACAACGGTCACAATTTCCGTGATCGTGTTGGCCGCGGCCGTGATAGCTCCAGGTTCCGCGCACGTCGCCGTCACCGTAATTTCTCCACTGATCGGAATAGTCACCACTTCAGGCAGATCCCAAACGTTGCCGTTCGTATCTTCAACCGCTCCATTTATAATGACCGTCCCGACTACACCAACAATCTGAATTTCTGCCGTGCTATTCGTTCCTGCTTGCCGCCGGAGCCCATTGATCTTCACCAAGGCGCTGAGTCCCGCGCCTTGCGCAAAAGTCGGAAGAAAGCCGTTGTATCCCGCAATGAACGCCTGGTTCGCATCGTTGATGGACATTGCGAACGCGGCGAGCATCTGATAATCCTGACTGTCGGGAGGAAGGTAAATATCCGAGCCGAAGATGCTCTGCATCGTCGCAATCAGACTCAACAGAATATCCTCGAAGGAAGGTGCCGTGACACCAGTGGCCGTTACCTGAGCGGCAAGGGTAGGAAGAGGATAAGGTCCAGGCATTCGTTAACCCCCAAGCCCGTACGGAATTTCCGCGAAAGGTCCAATTCCATAGCCGCGGAGCCCTGTCGGAATCGAAGCACTCAAGCTCGTCACCCCAAAGATTGTATCTATGGTGACAGCCACATTCAGAACTCGTTTCGTGTTGACTCCCGCTCCACTCCCCGCCACTATCTCTCCCGTGCCGATCCAATTGTCCCAAGCAACATCGGCAGCAACGCCCGCCAATGGAGAAGCGAAAATCCCGGGATTCCCGGACGTAGCCAAAATATCGTTGGCATTCAGGATCGTGGTCTGATTTTGCTTGACTGAAATTTGCGAACCGATAGCCGAAAGAGTGAACACATCGAATTGCTGTGGTGTGATAACGACTTCCTGCAACAGTCCGCTAGGTCCGCTGAGTTTCGCTCCCGTTGGCAATCCTAACCCTTGATTCGCAAATACACCATCGAGCAAAAACTGATAGCCACCAGAAACACTCGCGCGCACATAGAGGCCGGCGTAACCTTTGTGCTCATTCAAAGTTAGAAGCCTAGCTTGGGAAGATTGATTTGGCGCCCAAGGGCTACCGCTGTCGTAATACATATCGGTCGCAGAACCGTCTTGACCGATGTACTGATTGTTGAGAACTTGCCCCAACACGAAGAAAGAAGATCCTGCAAACAACCTAAACGACTTCCAGTTCGTATTGATGGGATTCTGATTCGGTCTATGGAAGCTGTCTGGCACATTTTGTACGATTGGAAATGCCGGGTTTCCAACGGGCGCGACTCCGAGCGCGCTGCTATAGCTGACAATCGAAGCGACTCCCTCAACTCCCAGGATCGCATTTTTGATCGCTGCGTCATAAAGCGAGCCTGTTCCGAAGCCTAGCACCTGCGTTTCCCAGGGCATCCCGGCCGTGATATCGAGAAACCATTCCCCTTGATGAAGAAGAAGCGCCGTAAGCACAGCTTGTGCCACGGTCTGCGGGCTATTGGCAAGATACTCTTGCGGCCCCAGGCCGAAAGAGTAATCGCCATTTGCATCTAAAGCTCGATACCTCATCCCGTCGGTGTCCCCGTCGTTCCGCTACCCGTTTGGACTCCACCGTGTTTGTGCGCACTTACCGTATGGCCGCCGTTGAACGTTCCCTCTTCTGTCGCATCCACTGTTCCGGTCACATCCACATCCCCATCCACGTTCAACGCTCCTGTGATGTTAACACCACCGGGCGCCACGATGTTGACGACTCCTCCGGCCTCCAATTCAATATAAGCCGTTCCCGCAAGATTGCGGAGCTGCGCCGTCGCCATGCTCACGTTCGGAAGGACGTTAGGTTTGCTTCGTACTCCTGGAATCGCAAACCCATCCGATTTATCGTGCATCCGTAATTCGGCCTGGATTCCCACTCCACCGTTTTGCCACCAGGCATCCATACAACGCGAGGCGAAAATAACGAGCACTTCATCTCCCGGCTGGATCGGAAGAGTCAGGGCGAATCCGCCGGCGCAAGGGAATACCACCGGCACATCAATCAAAAGCGGAAGAGCAACCCAAGTCTGAACGCCCTTCGAACTCAGCACGTACGCTTTGATCGTTGGCTGCACGGCCACGGTCATTTTCGCGGGATCGAAGCAAAGTCCGGTGTTTGGGTTTACCTGAGCTATGCCGGGAAGAGCGGTCCACAGGTCCGCCTGGAAGCCCTTGAGAGCTGCCCGGATGCCTTCTTCGAAGTTGCCGATCCGTTCTTTTTGATCCATGCTTTACCGTGTTTTGCCGCAACCTGTCCCGCCGAATCCCATTACAACGTTATAATGGGGAACTACCTAACATCCTTAGAATCAACCGACTGTAAAAACCTACCAAAAATCTGATCCCGCTGAATCCCAAAAGCTCTACCGTTGTTTACCAAATACAAGGATTCCTTGCATTTGCGCAAGATTCCCTTGCACGTTACCCATACGGGGCCACGGCTGCATCCGGAGCCGCGGACGGGTCAATCAGCAAGCACGTAAGCCGCGTGTACCAACTTACATCGCGGGTGTCGCCCTCATGCTCGATCACGATCACTCGGTAGATTCCATCCCCAACAGAATCCACCGTCGCCGGAAGATTCAGGTCCGAGTAACCTGGGAAAAACTGCTGTTTGATCAAGGTGCTCGTGATGTCCTTATTGTTGATTTGCACGCGCCGGCCCACGCCGATTTTAGGATTGAGCAACGTCTGCACCAAAATGCCCTGATCCGTCGCTTCGGGAACACCCACCATTCCCGTCGCGCTGTTAATTACCACGATATCGCCGGGTAAATATCCAGCCAAAGGAATCAGCGTCACCACTCCGTTTTGGATGGACCACCGAACGTTGTTCGTTTCAGCCAAATCCCGCATGTAGTTCCGCGCCAGCCCGAACAACACCTTGCCCCTTGGGAGGATTCCGCCCGTCGAGGAAAGATAACTCGGAGCATTCGGATCAAGAGGATAGCCGAGAGCGGCCGCGTATTTTTGCAACCGCTGCGCCTCCGTAATTCCCGCCGGAACCGTCGTGTTGACGATTCCGAAGTTATATCCCAAGTCTCCGTCGGCCGCGAAAATATCCAGGAAGCTGTCTACGTTGCTTTCACGGCCTTTCCGGAATTGCTTGACCGTCCCTTTGAAAATCTGTCCAGGATTGTTGCCATAACCCGCCGAAAGAACAACTTGACTAAATTCCGTGGCGTACGTCGTGAGATCACGGCTCAAATTGTAGACACGGATGCGCGCGGTATTCGGCGTCTCCACATCACTCGCTGAAATTTCAAAACGAAAACGAAGATTCGAAAGGTCTATCGCTTGGCTGCCATTCGCCAGGATCAATGACCATGTTCGTCCAAATAGGGCTTGGCTCGAAGAACTCAATCAATCACCACAAAAAACAGATTCCCCGTGCTTCCCAAATTTTGCAACGTTGGCACGGCATCCGCATCATTGTCCGTCTGCACGATTAGTTGCCCTCCGAAGTCGAGATAGCCGAATTGTTCGAGAAGGTCCGCTCCTGTCACCAGCGGGATGCCGGAAAGAATCGGATTACCGTTCACATCCGAAATATCCAGCGTCCACGCATCATTCTGCGTATTCCAAATCAAACGGAGCTGGTATTGGACTCCTGCAACCGTGATCGTCAACGTTTGCGGCGTCGGCTGGAGCGGAATCAAAAAAGGCGTGACCGTCGAACTCAAGGCAACGCTCCCGGATTAAACGTCGGTGCCTGCTGTAAACTCACGTTTCCCTGATTCACCACCGGCGCCGTCTGACCTGGAAGAGCCTGTTGCGCGGCCGTAGTAAGCGGCACAATCTGCGTGGTCGCCATCAAAATTTCCTGAAGCAGAACCACTATCGTCAGACTATTTTCGTTCTCCCTGTCCGAAGTAGTCGCAACCGACCGCATCAGCATGTTTTTGTAGATTCGCTTGCCCGTGTTGACCGTGCAAAGCGTGGCGCTTTTCTGCAACCCAAGAAATTGCTGGTAAAGATTTTTCAGAAAGGACAGGTCTTTCGAAGCATTCTGCGGGCTGCCTTCCGCCCAGGAATACGTCAGTTCTAGCTTGGCCGGCATCGCATAGGCATGATCCGCAATCGTTGATCCGACCTCGACCGGATGCTCCGTGATGATCATTTCATCTTCGTGTTTTTCCTCGATCACCGCATCCGCAATCAACGTCGTCGTTTGCGTGTTGACTGTGGTTTGAATCAAACCTGGATTCGAAGAGCTGAGACTTCCCGAAGCTCCGCCGACGGCAACACCCATGATCGCCCGGTACGGCTTGATCGCTACAGGTGTGGGAGCTGTGCTCATTGGACGGCCGCTCCTCCCATATTCCGAACCAAATCTCCGTTCACGCGGGTCTGTTCTCGCGAGACGGCAATTGCGGCCGCTTTCGGATCACTCACTCCCGAAACGTGAATGTCAGTTTTCTGATTGACGTTGACCTCCGGCCGATTGAACAACGCCTTCTCTCCCAATCGCCGGCTCGTCAAATCGTCGCTCGTCACGTAGCGGCCATCCCGGAAAACTTTGTTCCAACGCTGGAACTGTTCCGCAGCTCCCGCCAAGTCTCCGGAGTTAATATCCTTCAACAGCGTGGACTTCGAAAACTTTGTTGCTCCTATGTTGTAAACAAAATCCGTCAGCGCCGCGATTTGATTCGCATTCAGGCTCACCTTCACCAATCGGTGAACGGCATCGGCGGCAATCTTGGTATCTTGCGCCAAGAGCTTCAGCGCATCTCCGCGGCTGATTCCTCCGCTAAAATTCTCTCCGGGTTGGATGAAGTGACCGAACCCAATGGAAAATCCACGCGCATCCTTGTACGCCTTGCTGCTGAATCCTTCGAACTTCGCAATCATACCTCGAACCGAATCTCCCACGGCTGAGTTGCTGTACGTCGTGAACAGCTTTTTGAGCTGAATCGCATCGTAAACCGCTAGGCCAGCGTCCAGCGCAAGCAAGCCGCCCGTGGCCAAAGCGCCGCCGATTCCCGCGCCGGCGGCCGCGCCAGCTCCTCCGGCGGCCGCGCCAGCTCCTCCGCCGATCCCCACTATGCCAGCTAGGCCCCGGATTACGCTCATGGAAGCCACGACGCCACCTAGGGCGGTCACGATTCCCCCGATTGTGGTGGACCATCCCCCTGTCGCCTTATCCAACGCAATCATAGCGTCCACCGCGCTCGTCAGAAAATGGACGATTTTCGTTGCCGTTGGCAGAATGTGTTGCTCGAAGAGCAGCGCCAGCACCGAAACGTGAGCGATGAGCGTTCGCACGTCCTGCATGAACGCATGGCTGTCCGCCGCCAGCTTGTCCGAATCCACGCCTGCATCCGAAAGGAATTTCTTTTGCTGGCGCGCGGCCTCGACCATTTCGGGAAGGTTCTTTTCCAGCATGAACAGCGTGCGTTCATCAATCCCAAATTGTCCCGCGAATTGCGCCGCCATGAAAAACGGCATCTGTCTCAATCTCGATACAAGATTGAGCAACGTCTGAGCGTTGTCCGTTCCTTCTTGGATTCCGAGCATGGTCAGCAACCCGCGCTTGCCCGGATTCAACCGCAGAGCCGCAGCGAGTCCCTCGACCGCGTTCGTCGCCTGATCCGCGCTGACTCCAATCTGTTCCGCACCGAAGCGAAGCGCCTGAAGATTCGCTACCGAAGCTCCCGTTCGCTGGCTCACGTAATACAGCTTTTCCATATCGGAAGCTGTTTTCGTAATCGCCACCGACAACGCGGCGCCAGCGGCAACGGCTACCTTGCCGATCTCCGCGAACTTTTCGATGGTAAATTTGAATTTGGTTTCGAAATTGCGGAACTGCTGATCGTCTACCTTGAACCCCAGGGCAACGAGAAATTCTTTAAGAATCGTGGGACTACCGGACGCCATGATCTACGCTCCGTTGCCGCCGATCATTTTCTTCCTGTACGTCGAGCGCATCATTGAGCCGAGCAATGTCCAGCAAGTCCAACGTTCCGTTTTTTAACGACTCATAGAGGCACTTGCCTTCCAGAACCGGCCTCAACAGCCAGTCCTCTTCTGTTTCCATCGAGACGAGTGCTACGGCTTTGCCTGCCCTCCCGATACGACGGAAGCGGGTAGGGCAAAAGAAAAAAAACCTGCTAGGTTTTCCTTGATAACCTCCACCGCAAGCCGCACCAAAACCAGCCCGTCAATGTCCTCGTACATAAGTCGATTGGCGCCCGCGGCTTTAAGCGGCATCCAGTGATCTCCAGCGACTTTCCTTCTGACTGCGGCGAGGCAAGGCCAGAGGATATGATCCATTTCCTCGTCGGACTTCTTTGCCAGCTCTTCCGAGATTGGCCCCGCTAGTTTTTCAACGATCTGCCAAAGCGAAGGCTTTTCGCCTTCTCCCAAACCTTCGAAATTCTGCGAGGCTACAGCTAAAGTGGCAAACATCGGAGTGATTCGCCGGGCAAGATGGAACTGTTTGAAGGCATCCAGCTTTCCAATCTGGTAGCTGATGCCGTTGATCTCCACTTCACTCATTGTTTTAGGCTCCTGGAACGATACCAGAGCCTAGCACGGGATCAATCACTCCTGCATTAAAATCCCACTCAAGCATCCCGGCATCTTTGGCGTAATCGTTGCGTGGAAACTTCGTGAAGGCCACGCTCGTGCAGGTATAGTCGTCACCCGTCACCGGATTGACGACGGTGATCACATTCTGCCCGTGAAACAGGGAACTGGAAGTCTGAAAAGCGTAAAGCGCCTGCAAAAGCGAATTGACCGGCGAAGTTTTCAGCAACCTTACCAAAATCTTACCGGCCTTGCTGGCAATCAAGCTGTGCATCGGGCTCCCATCGGCTCCGGTCACAAGGCGG